GTTCTTTCTGTTCTATTAAGCTTTACTTTTCTTTTCCTTTTCGGTTTTCTTTTTGTTCTGTTTTTTGAACAACAACAGTTTTACCAGCTTTGATACCTTGAAATAAGAAGGGTCATGGCTAAAACCACGCACGCCCAGATGATGGCCGGTTTGGACCAGGCTTTCGCCAAATTCTTATTGAGCACAGTCGAGGCTCGGGTCAAGGAAGAGCGTGACATTATGCTCGCTGAGGCCAATGTTGGTCTCGCAAATGCGGAGGACCACATGGAAGAACTTGGGTCACAGTATCACAAGTACACTAGGGCAAACATTAAGCGCACCATAGTGGCTGAAGCCAATGTTGCGTTCACCCGTGAGAACAAGCACCTACAGGCAACTGCCCCGGAGATGTACAAGAAAAAAGTGGCTGCTTTTAAGCAAGCCATTGAGGACTACAAGCAAGGGCCCAAATACACCCCAAAGCCAGAGAAAGAAGTTGTGGTGGTTGAAAAACCCACTCCAGCTGTGGTCCCTAGCGAATGCCTGGCTTCTCAGCCGAGCAGTAGCTCAAAGGACACTGCGCCTGTTGAACCCAGCGTGGTCACACGCAGAGCCGAGTTGGGGTTGCCCGACGAGGTCGAGGATGATTGGGATGCGGCTGAAGATTTTGCTCTCGAATTAGCGAAATCAAAAAACGGTATGGAGCTCGTGCTACGTAATCTTGGCAACAAGATCATCGGGCCACAACAGGCCCTGGACAGCATCCGTAGTTTACATGCTGAAGCCAAGGTGGTCCACTCTGTTTGCTCTGGCAATGACTTGATGAAGGCTGATGGTTACGATAGAGTGTTTCAAGACTACATGGAGACCTACAGTCAAGCGTTGGACACTATTTCGAGCATTGCAGAGAGGAATCAAGTGCCGCTACACACCAAACGGGAACCACACACTCCGACCAATGAGGAAATCAAGAAGAGCATGTGGAACTTGTACAAAGGCAACCGTAGGGTTCGCCATGGCAAAGAGCCTATACAAGTTGGACAGGTGGACAACCATTCTGTTCTCGGTGGGGTACGCACCCTGTACCATGCTGAGACACTGACCCGCTGTGTCAAGGATGCTTTTGCAACCGCCACTCAGCTCAAAGTGCCCACCACTGTGTGGGCTGTTGGTGCTTCCGTGCCCTGCGCTACTGGTTTTGAATCAGCCGACATTTTGCAGCGGCGCTCAGGGGATGGCGACGTATGCTATTTTGCGAACATACCTTTAGTCCGTGAGGCTGAAGGCGACACGATACGTCGCAGGGTGGCTTGCAGGGGTTGGAATTACGTACCTGCTCGGTGCGTCCTGATTCCAGGTGCCATAAATTATTGCCACCACGCAACCCGGGACTGCGACTGCCTCAAGTACAGGCCAACGCGTCAGGAGCATGTCTACGCTTTCTCTGTACATTCCTTGTACGACATGGATTCTCGAGATTACAAAGCTGCTAGGAAGTTCACGCGTGGCATTAGTGCTGTAGTGAACATCAAACATGTGGGGCAGGACCTCCCCCTAGAGAACCCAGAGTTCACGGTGCTAGATGGCACGGAGCATGGCGGTTTTTTTCAACGACTTGCTGCAAAGGCGCGAGTCATGCTCACCGGCAACAGGGACTTGGTCACCGTCCCGCTCCACGATGGCGGCACTTTTTATCGCAACGCAGACATCAATAGCATCATTGCTAATGGTGGTTTCCACACCACCAAGGCGTCCGAGTTTGTGGACACTATAGTGGAGAAGCCACTGAGGAATCTGGCCATTGGAGCACTAACGGCAGCCACCACGACCTTTTTACAAACGCCTGGCGATGCCGTAACACGCAGCTTGACAGCCGCAGCCTCCGCAGTCATGAGCCCCATCCTATTGACGGCCGCTTGCAGGATTGAGCATTCTATGCGCCTGACCCAAAGCCCTGGCTTTTTCACCAATGCCACTATTGCAGTGGTCAATGAGGGCGCACTGACAAATGCCACTGACAAAGAGCCCATCAGCACCATGCTCACAGTGGCTTTCCCGGCAGGGCCTGCAACCCTTAACCCGCAACCATTGCACAACATAGTGTCTGACCCCGAGGGGGCAAAGCGGGGTGCTGCAACCTGCCTCATGGCGAAGGATAGAAACGTGGCCATGGGACAAACTGCCGCTTCATTGCTCAGGGATGGGAAGCCAGTGCACATCGTTGCTGGCACTCTCCGGAACGTCGCAGCCACCGCTTCTTTTTTAGACCGATGCATCAAGGCAACAGGTTTGCCAGGGTATTGTACACTCAACCCGGCCCAGGATACCTCCCAACGGTATGTCTGGGCGCCACTCCTAGCTGGGAGCTTGACCCTGCTTGCCGCCTCTTGTATACTCCCCACACCGTTGCTTGCGCTTGCCCTGTTACCAGGGAATTATATGCAACGCTTGCTCGGGATAGTTACCCTGAGCTCTTTGGTGTGTGTGGTTTGGCTGGCCCATCACTTGGGTCAACAGTGATCGGCCCACTTGGTCTGGGGCTGAGTTTTGGCGTCCCCGTGGTGCTGGCGCAGTGTCCCAGCAATGTGCATAACGCCCTGGTGAAGAGGCACTTGGCCCCACCAAAGAATTATTGCCAACCTATACCAATTAACCCATTTTTGCTAGATAGTGTGTTACCTAGGCTTAGCGCAGCGTATCAGTCCAGCCTTCCAGCCCAGATGGGTGAAGCTTGGCGCGTTGGAAAGAAGACCGCCAAATTGGCAGCCATAGACAGAGATTACATTCTTGGTGAGGAAGCTGTAAACAAAGGAGCAAGCTTCCCCAAGTTTGAAGTGTGTGCTAATATGCCCACTAAGGCTCGGATGATACAAGGCAACAGGAATGAGTTCACTGCCTACCGCGAGCCAGAGGAGTACGCAGCTATCGCTGATGCCCTCAAGTCTATGGCGGATAGCCCGTTTCATCACGATGGAGTGGAATTCACCTTCGTGTATGCATCAGGGCTCTCACATGATGGTCTGAGTGACCTTGTGAGTCAATGGCTCAGTAATAGTTCTGGGATCTATTTAGATGAGCGAGATGGCAGCAATTGGGATAGTACCATGCAGGTCAACTCCCTTTGGCAAGAATACCTAGTTTACCAAGCTCTCAACACCCGTAGCGCTGATTTGTTTTGGCGCCGGGAGACCAAAGCAACCTGTCGCGTGTTTTTGAAGACTCCGGTTGGCCGTGTGGTTATGAAGTATATAACTTCTTTCAAGAGGCTTAGCGGGGATTGGAACACTTCTGTCGGCAACACTATCATTAGTATGATCATCATTTTTAACACCATAGTTAGGCTCCCGCCCCACCTCAGGCCACAACGTGTGCGTGCACTCTTTATGGGTGATGATTATCTAGGTTTCTATTCCCACGCCTCCTTACCCTGCCCTTTGACTTTAACCCAGGCTTTGGATGATGGCGAAAGCACGTATGGCATCACCCCAAAAAGGGCGCTCTTTACGGACCCACTTAGGGTTAGTTTCATTTCCCTTGGTCTATGGCCTAGGATTGGTGGCGGCTATCAGTTCGTCCCGCACCCCGGGAAGCAGCTTCGCAAACTCTTCTGGACCACCAAAAGGCTGCACCCTAACAAGTACGCCAATTATTGTAGGGAGCTTTGCGTGGCGTTTTGGCCAGTCTACCATGGGTTCCGGCTAATCACTGACTTTCTTAGGTACCACTACACCCAGGGGCCAACTACTGGAGTGATTGACAAGTACAATAGTGAACAGCTAACCACAGTGGTCCGAGGTGTCAATTGGCGTGAGGGTTTTACTTACAAGTATGGGGTTCCGCACAATTGCTTACCCGTGTTACCTAGTCTAGCGCCTAACCGGTTGTTCGTTTTGAACGACCCAGTGGTCACTTGGATGCTAGCCCTAGAAACTTCTGACCCAGATGTCCGGCCTGGTAACCTCTCTTACCCTCATCAGGCCCTGAAGTTCACTTTAGATTCTCTAGATTGATTAACCTTGAAATAAGAAGGCAATGCAATCACTCATCAAAAATTTCATTTCACCCAACACCGGGCGCATTACCCGGCTTCCAAGCTTCCCAAAAGTGGCAAAGACCGCTACCTTGGGCTTCAACTCTTCTATAGCGCTTAGTGTCCCAACTGGGTCTCAGTACTGCCGTGGCGCTCTTTGCAGGCAGGCGTACTACCCGCACTGGTGCGACCAGCCCAACGGCGAGTACTCTGCATTGGTGGATTACCCCATTTTTTTACCACGTGCCGGCCACTTTGCCGTGGAGTCATTGCTCGCTAACCCTGAAAGGGAGGTTATGTGCCACGCGTCTAGCGCCGCATCTAGTACTTACCCTGGTTGGGCAGGCGGGCCCACGACTACGCTGTTTAGCCACGCCATTCTTGGTACTGATAGTGAAACAGGCCCCCAGCCGTGGATTTATGTACCCAATGGTGGCACGCTTGCAGCGTTAATCGTTGGTGTCTCAATCTTTACCGTTGACCCAGCGTTGCAGATCACCTTCCAGGTGTGGAAAGGGCCGGGAGAGGTAGCCAATTCAACGCAACTCATCTTGGCAAATGCAGTCATGAACACGACTGGTGCATTTGGCACTATCCTCTTTGGCGGGGGAGCTTGGGTTAGGCCGTTCTCTGTCAATTCCAACAACGGGGATTTCGGGTTTGGACTTGGCCTGCACATAGCGGTTACAACTAGGAACACACTCACGTACACATCTAGTGCGGTGAATGCTGGTGTCATCAATATTGCGGGTGGTTACGGCGTAGCCTCAAACTTTTTACCACTTGGAGTTACTAACGAGTACGAGGTAACATCCCTCCCATGGAATAGCTCACGCGTCATTGGTGTTAGCTTACTGCTTAGCAATACGACCAAGGCACTTAACAAGGAGGGTGACCTGTTAGCCGCTCGGCTGCTTCCTGGCTCAGCTGACCTATTCAATTTCACCCGTGCTGACCTCAACGCTGTTCACCCAAGCGAAAAGCTCTTCACTTCACTAGAGACCGGGTTGTACGCTTTTGTACCCCCAGCTGACCAAATTGCTGACTTTGTTGACTATGCCATGTTCATCGGGACCTGGAATATGTCAATCACTGCCAAGAGTGTTCCAGTCTATGACCTGAGCTCTAACACCCCTGTGTGCTGTTATTCGATGTTCGACGTCGACGGTGGCACTCAGATGTCGGGCACCCTCAATTGGTGCATGGAGTTTAGGACAATGTCCACCCTCTGGTCTCTTGGCGTTTCCACTCTAACTATAGAAGACCTGCACAGGGCACAAGTGGTTCTGGCTAACCACCTACCTTTCTCCTCCAACACAGGGCATCTAACCTACATCAAAGCGCTACTGGCTGCTGCTGGCGTCTTGTTCCCACAGCGCCAGTTGGCTATTACGGCTGCATCCAAGCTGGCTGACGCCTTGTCACCGGCCCGGCCGCAGACCAGGAATTTGCCTAAGACTAATCTCGACACCACTGTCAAAACCAAGGCTAGAACCAAGACAAAGCCAGCAAAGTGGCCAAAGAAAATGGGTGGGATGACACGCACAAAGGCCAGCGCCAGCACCGTACGTAAGCGAGCTGGGGGTACACGCGTCAGAATGCCTCCAGCTGGCTTCTTGCCACCTCGGTACCGCTAGGCCCATCCCCCTTCCACTGTTGTTGTTCTGTAGTGGTTTTGCGAACCACATGCGTGCTGTCGAGACTACCCAGAGTGATGACCTGGGACACGCTGGCTAGCTACTGTTCTTAGTAGTGTTAGACTGAAAAACCTCCAAAATGCAAAAAATA